AACTAAAAGATTCTATAAACAGATTCGGATTAGTTGATCCTCTCATAGTAAACAAAAACAAAGATAGAAAAAACATCCTTGTAGGTGGACACCAAAGACTACGCATAGCTAAAGAAATAGGACTAGAATCTATCCCATGTGTTGAGATTGACTTATCCTATGACCAAGAAAAAGAACTAAACATCAGATTAAATAAGAATGTAGGTGAGTGGGATTATGATGCTTTGGCTAACCACTTTGATGTGGGAGAACTTACAGAGTGGGGTTTTAGTAATGATGAATTACAATTCTATGAAGATGAACCTAAACAGGGATTGATTGATGATGATGAGATTCCAGAAGTAGAAGAGCCTATTACACAAGCAGGTGATCTATGGATATTAGGGGAACATCGTTTATTATGTGGGGATGCTACAAAAAAAGAAGATGTTGATATACTGATGGATGGTAAAAAGGCTGATATTTGTTTTACAAGTCCACCATACAATGTAGGAGGTTCAGTAGACAACAAAAATGGTAAGAAAAAAATGTATTTAAATAGTGATGACAATTTAGATAAATACATAAGGCTATTGTTAGATTTTACTGCAATTTCATTAAAAAAAACAAGATTTACATTTGTAAATTTACAAGGTTTATCAAACAATCAAAAAGACATATTTAGATATGTAGGCAATTTAGTAGAAACATTAAAAGATGTTTTTATATGGAATAAAAAAAATGCACCTCCAAATATTCAAAAAGGTAGCTTTGGTACAAAATTTGAATATATTTTCTGCTTTTCTAAAAACAATCATAAAGGAAGGAATTTTCCTTGTAGTTGGCAAGGTAAATATTTTAATGTGATTGATTGCGAAACAAATAACGGGCAACAAGAGACAGAAGTTCATAGATCTGGATTCCCAATTTCTTTACCAATTTGGATTCTTGAAAAAATGGATTTTGCAAAAAGTTTATATGAGCCGTTCTTAGGAACTGGAACAACGCTAATAGCTTGTGAGAAAACTAATCGTAAGTGTTATGGTATGGAGATTGATCCACATTATTGTGATGTTATAGTAAAAAGGTGGGAGGAATTTAGTGGGAAGAAAGCAGAAAGAGTTGAAAGAGCAGAGAGTTGAGCCGATTGAAAACGGAAGTAATCGGAATAATAAAGGGCAATTTGTTGCAGGTAATACTGCATCTGTTGGTAAAGGCAGACCAAAAGGCTCTCAATCTATTCCAGACATACTTACAAAGATTGGTGAGGAAGAGGGTACACTTGATGGAAAGAGTAAGCTCGATGTTATTATGTATAAAGTATTCCAATACGCTCTGGAAGGTAAGCCGTGGGCAGTTCAGTTTATAGCTGATAGAACAGAAGGCAAAGCCAAAGAGATAAGAGAAGTAACAAACAAGAATGAACCCATTACAATAATTACAGTTGATTGATTGGCAAATAAACCAAATAAGAAAAGAGATAATACAAGCACCTCAAAGGCAGAAGGTTGTTGTTGCAGGGAGAAGGTGGGGGAAGAGTATATTATCGGTTCTGTGGTTACTACACGACAAGATAGAGCCAGAGGAACGGAGGTGGTTTGTTGCACCGACATACAGACAGGGGAAGATGGTAATATTTCCGATGTTGCGTTCTGTATTTCGACAATGGCAGGGTGCTGTAATCAACGAGTCAGAGTTGTCTATTAAGTTACCAAACAATGCAGAGATTTCAATAAAAGGTGCAGAGCAGGAAAACAATCTTAGGGGAGCAACTTTAAATAAAGTAGTAATGGAAGAGTTTAGTTATATAAAACCTAATGTATATGAAGAGATTATCTATCCTATGCTAACAACAACACAAGGTGAGACTTTGTTTATTGGTACACCAAACTCATTTGACCACTTATATGATTACTATTTAAGAGGTCAGTCAGATGATCCAGATTGGAAGTCATGGCAATATACTACAGTAGATGGTGGCTTTGTATCGCAGGAAGAAGTAGACAAAGCTAAAGCAACAATGGATGAGGTTACATTTAAAAGTGAGTTTATGGCTGATTTCGTATCAACAGGTAATAGAGTAGCTTACAACTTTGACAGGAAGATACATATTAAACAGACTAAAGAGTTATCACCTAACTTATTCTGGGGTATTGATTTTAATGTAGATTATATGTCTGCTGTACTAGGTTGTGAATATACAGATGGCTCTATACATTACTTTCATGAGATAAGACAATCAAACAGCAATACAGAACAAATGGCAGTAGCTATGAAAAAGGTAGCACCAAATACTCCATGTTATCCAGATAGTGCAGGTTCAGCCAGATCAACTACAAGCCATAAATCAGACCATCAGATACTTAAAGATTATGGATTTCAAGTAATAGCAAAGAAAGCTAATCCACCTGTTAGAGATAGAATCAATGCTTTGAATAGAATGTTAAAAGATGCTAATGATAGGGTAAAAATGACAGTTGATTCATCATGTAAATATTTAATAAAAGATTTAGAACAATGTCAAAGAGATAGGGCAGGTAAGATAGAAAAGAATAAAGACATATCATTAAGTCATGCTTTAGATGCCTGTAGTTATTACATAGCATTAAGACATCCTATTGTTAAACGTATTCCTGTGAGTAAAGAATGGTAGAGTTTTTGTTGGGTATAGTAGTAGGAATCATTATCACTTTTATCTTTTTACATTATTATGGTAAGCACATGGACTTAAGAAAAAAAGCAGAGATAGGGGAGTTTATACAACATCATAAAGAGGCTAACAATTATGCCACATCGTAAAGGTTTATAAATGGAATTTCACGATAAATTAACTATCCCCAATCTAGGTCGCATGGCTGTAATGGATTCAGTTCGTAAATCAGAAATGGATTTACTTGCTAATGAATATGCTGAAAAGCAGGTATCACTTGATCTATACTATAACAGAAATATGGATGCACATATAGAGCAATACTTTCCTAGTGAGTCTCTTAGATCAATCCCTGTTACTACTTTACGCATATTACCAAAGTTTGCCAGAGCTAGAATGTTACATTATAAGAAAGCACCATACAGATTAGTAGGTGGAGAATCTGCACAGGATTATCTTGATTATACTTATCACTTAGATACTCAATGCAGGATAGCATCAGAATTAGCGTGGACTTTAGGCATGATACACATGAGGTCTAGGTGGAATCAAATTAAACAGCGTATAGAGTACGATATACTATCTAATGTTAAAGAATACTTTTATGAAGGGGAATCTGTGCCATTTGGATATAGCTATGAGATTGATAACGATGCTAATGGTAATAAGCAGTATGTATTTTGGAGTGAAGATAGAGAAGAACAGGGATTACATTTTATCTTTACATCTGATGGTAGAATAAAAGCAGTAGATGGTAATCCAGATATGGTAAACATCTATAAAGTAAATCCCATATCCAGAATAGTGTTCCCTTACGATGCTAGTGATGTTGCAAGGGTGGCTTTACAGGCTTGTATTGGATTCACTCAAGTTATGTTAGCTATTCGTTATCAAACAGGTTCACCTGTTATATCTGGCATAGATCAAGAAATACCAGACATTCCTTTTGGTATTGATAGACTTATTGCTTTACCTAGTGATAGTAGCTTTCAGTACATCACACCTAATACTGATATAAATGGCATGATAGCAGGTATTAAAGAACTACTTACTATTACAGCACAGAATCATAACCTAGCTATAAACTTTTCACAAGGTACTACACCTCCATCTGGAATAGCATTAAAGATAATGAATCTTGAGAATGAAGAGGCAAGGGAGGCTGATATACCAATCATAGCTGAGTTTGAACAAGAAAGATACGCTGTAGATAGAAAGCTATTAGAAGTACATACAAACAGATCATTTAGTGAATCATACGCTGTAGACTTTGAAGAAAGTTCTGTACCACAAGAGTGGGCAAATGAGCGTAACAAATTAGAGTTTATGTTAGAAAATAATCTAATGACCAGAGAGGAACTTGTTAGATACTTCAATCCAGATATTACTGATGAAGAATTAGCTGATAAGATGGGTACATTAGAAGAAGAACAACCTCAAGCACCTACTAATCCATTACTAGAGGCATTACAGCGTGGCTAAAGAAACAGCATCATTACAATACGCTAAAGCAGTAGAACGAGTCCAGAAAGAGCTTGTAGGGCAGATATTTGATCTACAAAAGCAAGGACTCAGTAAGAATGAGATATTACTTGTACTTCAAGGGTTGGATATGGAGGATATTATTCTTAACAAACTAAAACTAAATGCTGATATAGATAAGTTAATGCTAGAGTATGAAAGTGTATTAGGTGCTATGGAAATGACAGGTGCAGTAACAGCAGAGTCATTAACAGCCTTACAGCGTATAGATAGAAACTCATTTGCTAAACAAGCAGGAGTAATGGGGGAGCTTATTAAAAAAGAAGTAGCAAGGGGTATTATTGCAGGTGCTACTGAGAAAGAGATAGCAGATGGTATTTTAAGGGGTGCAGGAGGCGTTTTAAGGGCAGATCAAGCAGAAACCCTAGCTAATACTGCCTTGAATCAGTTTGAGCGTAATGTAACAGTAGAAATGGCTGAGTTTGATAATCCAGATGATAAATATGTTTACTTAGGTGTTATAGATCAAAAAACCAGAGATATATGCTTATTAATGGCTAGTGCAGGTGCATTAACAAGAAGTGAGATAGAATCTAAATTTCCTAATACATTTAGTAATGCAGGTGGATTTAATTGCAGACATAAATGGGCAAGTGAGACTTCTAGGTCTAAAAAACTAATTAAACCAGATAAAGCAAAAAATTTAATAAGTGAAAAGAAAAGATTTAATCCTGTAACTGTAGAAGGTATCAAGGTTGGGTAAGTTAGCTAATATACCAAAGTTTACCACAAGGTTTTGGAAAAAAGTAGGTAATGAAATATGTGATCTAATTAGAGATAGAACACAAAATGATAGTTTAGATGTTAAAGGTAAAAAGTTTAAATCATATAGTAGGGGATATGCACAAAGAAAACCAAAATTAAGAAGAGGTAGTGAGGGTAATAAAGTCAATCTAACATTATCTGGTGATATGATGAAAAATCTACAAGTTAGAGGAAAACCAACTGAAACAAGTGTAACAATAGGTTGGAATGGTGTAGATGCTCAAAAGATACAATGGAATGCAGATATGGGTAGAGCAGTATCTACAAAAAGAAATCCAATACCAAAAGAAGCAATATCTTTAGTTCAAGATATGACAGGTGTAGAAATAAAAATTAATGCAGACAAAGAAACTGCAAAGCCTATCAACTTTAAAATAGGTAAATAGATTTTTAATAACAACTCAATCAAGAGGTTAAAATGGAAACAGAAAACAATCTAGTTCAAGATGTAAAAGAAGAACCCATTGTAGAGTCCAATGAAGAAAAGACTCCCGATGCTGTACCTTATAGTCGCTTTAAGGGATTAGTAGACGAAAAAAACACATATAAAACTGAGTTACATTCTCTGAAAGAGCAAATTGCTAAGAAAGAAGAAGATGCAAAACTAAAAGAGCTTGAAAGTAAAGGTGAGTATGATAGAATAATTTCTGATATGAATCAGAAGTTAGAGAAAGCAGAAAGCAAAGCTACAGCTTGGGATAATTACCAAGTTGGTAGAAAGAACGCTTTATTAGAGAAGTTACCAGAAGATGAAAGAGCGATATATGGTGAGTTACCACTAGATAAGTTGGAGGCTCACGTGGATAAAGTTAAAACAACAAATATCCCTTTAGTTGATAATTCTGCACCTGCTAATACAGAAGGTTATAAATCTAAAGAAGATTTAGCAATGGATTTCAATACAGGTAAAATAAATATGGATACTTATAAAAGGTTAATGAATGTCTTCCGAAAGAACTAATCATAGGAGAGCTACTAACTTTGATGGGTTTGATCCCACAGATGGAAGAGTTACTACTAACAATACTTTAGATGGAGAAATGAAATACCAATTAGATGGTATTGATGTTCCATTTGAGGATGGATTTAGTTTGGCAGTTGGTAAAGACAAAACACCTAATACTATAAGGTCATCTTTTACTCATATTGATCAACGAAAATGGGATAGAATATTTAGGAAGAAATAAAAATGGCAGTAGGAGATACAGGTTCTGGGCATTTTCAAGGTTCACTCCAAGAAATAATCGCAGACTCTAAAGTGCATTTTTCTAAAGCTAATGTATGTTTACCATTGGTAACAGTAGAGGCTAGAGAAAAAGCAGACACAATCACATTCCCTGTTTACAACTTGGGAAGTAACCAATTAACAAGTGCAGATATAGGGGCACATTCTGAGCATGATTCAACAGCTATTTCAGCTACAGCATTAACATCAGAAAAAAAGACAGCAACTATGGATATGTATTCTGTAAGAGTACCAATCCATGATGAAGTTCTTTATAGTTCATCTGATGAGCCTAGCCAAGTAATAAGTCAATTACTAGGTAATGCTGTTTCTGCTAAAGTGGATTCATTGATTGTTGCAAATTTTGATAATTTCAGCAATACAGCTAACGATACCACAAATGGTATCAGCATTGATGATATTTTCTTAGCATTAGCATCACTACAGGTCAGTAATGCACCTGCACCATATTCATTAGTATTAAACCCTAGACAGGTATATGGTACTTATGGACTATCCAATGACTTAGTAACATCTAATCAATTTGGTGGATCACCAAGTTCACAGGATGATATGCTACGTTCTGGATTTCTTGGTCAGATAGCAGGTTGTGATATTTACACCTCTTCTGAAATTGCAATCGCATCTAATAACGCTATCGGAGCTATGTTCTCCAAGATGGCTATCGGATTCGGTTATGCAGGTCAATTTCCAAATGTAGAAGTTGAGAGAGATGCTGTAAGGTTAAAAACTGATTATGTTGGTTCTATGTTCTGTGGTAGTGTTGAGATCGCAGATACTTATGGAGTAGAGATACAAAGCAAGGTTACTTGATAGTACCTTTAAAATAAGCAAGGGGGGATTTATTTCCCCCCAAGCTGATAGGATAATATGTCAAATTCATTAAATACAAAAGTAAAAGAACAATTCGACCATGATGATAGTGGGGGATCACTAAACACGAATCACAGCGATTTTCTGGATTCAGAAAGTGCATCTGGTAATAGTATAAATACACAATGGCGAGATTGGTCATCTGGCACAGGTGTAAGCCTTAATAATAGGCTAATGAATAAACATGGGGGTTCTGGCTCATTTAATACCAGATGGAAGAATTGGGTAGCATTTAGTTCAACCCATTCCTTCAATTTAGATGGTTCTAATGATTATTTAAACATTGGTACTAATTCTGGAATAGAATTTACAGGTACTCAACCATTTACTATTTCAATGTGGGTGAATCTTGATTCTGTTGCATTAATGGCTTTTTGTTATAAAAGAGATGGTGTTAACGGATATATTTGGCAAGTGCATGATGATGGGACTTTAGAATTTTCAACAGGAACAGGAAGTGCTTTAATAGCATCAAGAACAACTACCACAATTAGTGCAAATGAGTGGACACATATAGCTGTAGTTAGAACTGCAAGTGAAGGAAAAGCATTATTTTACAAAAATGGTTCTTTAATGAGTATGAATGGTTCACATAACCCAGACCATACATCAATGAGTGATAACTCAACAATTCCTTTAAGCATTGGAGAGCATGGTGGTAGTAGATACTTTAATGGTAAAATAGATGAATTTTCTATGTTTGATGCAGAATTAAGTGCCTCAGATGTTACATCCATATACAACAATGGGAAAATTATTGATCTTAGTAAATCAACAGCTTACGGAGTAGACAGGACAGGCAACCTTAAACTATGGTTACGCTGTGGAGACAAAGCAGA